TAACACAATTGAGTACGATTCGAGACATATTCGAGTTGCCAATATCGATATTGAGATTGCCGCTGATGACGGATTTCCTGATATTCAAGAGGCACTTAAACCTATCACTGCAATAACTATGTGCTATGATAATTTTTACTACGTGTATGGTATTGGTGAATACACGAACACAAGGGATGACGTTCTTTACAAAAAGTATAAAGATGAAAGATCTTTGATTATTGGCTTTGTGGAGGATTGGAGAAAAATAAACCCTGATGTTGTTACCGGATGGAACGTAGAAGGGTTCGATATTCCCTACATTGTAAACAGGTTTGAGAGGGTTGCTGGTAGGTCGGTTACTGACAGGCTCTCTCCTTGGGGAATTATTTTCGATAAGACCATTACAAAAAAAGGTTTATACGGAGATGAAACGACCTTTGTTAAGGATATCATAGGCGTTACAGTCTTGGACTACTTGGTTCTTTATAAAAAATTTACCTACAAAGGACAAGAAAACTACAGACTTGATACCATTGCAAATGTTGAACTTGGTGAAAAGAAACTGGACTACTCTGAGTACGGTTCACTTCTCAATCTCTACAAACACGACTACCAAAAGTTTATAGATTACAACATTAAAGACGTAGAGCTTGTAGAAAGGCTTGATAAAAAGTTAGGTCTTTTTGAGCTTGTTTATGCTCTGGCTTATGATGCAAAGGTCAACTTTGCTGACTCTTTGACTTCAGTGAAAATGTGGGATGTGATAATTCACAACCACTTAATCAAACAGAATATCGTAGTTCCGGGTAAGCCTTTGCATGTAGACAAAGGTGAAAAGATTAAAGGTGGTTACGTCAAGCAACCGAAACCGGGAATGTATAATTGGGTATGTTCCTTTGACCTTGATTCTCTGTATCCACACCTAATCATGCAGTACAATATCTCTCCTGATACTTTTATGGGTCATATAGGAAAAAGTGTTACAGTCGATAGCATTCTTTTTGGCTCAGAAGAGATGAAAGAGATCCAGCAAAGACTGGATGAAACGAACTGTTGTATGGCTGCTTCTGGATTCGTTTTCTCAAAGAAAAAACAAGGCTTTTTGGCAGAGTTGATGGAGACGATGTATAAGGATCGTGTTCGATACAAGAACATGATGAAAGAATCGTCCAATAAGTACAAAGAGACGGGTGAGGAAAAGTACAAGCTTGATATAACACGTTACCACAACATGCAGATGGCTAAAAAGATTCAGCTAAACTCTGCTTATGGAGCATTGGCGAATGAGTGGTTTCGTTGGTTTAACAATAGCTATGCAGAGTCCATCACTCTTTCTGGTCAATTGGCTATTCGGTGGATTCAAGAAAAGCTTAATTCTTACCTAAACAAAGTTCTTGGGACAAACAATGAAGACTTCATTATTGCGTCAGATACTGACTCTGTTTATGTTGTTTTTGATAAACTGGTTGAATCTACTTTCGGTGACTTATCTGAAGTTCCAAAAAAGAAAGTGGTCAACTTCTTGGATAAGGTCTGTGATCAAAAGATCCAACCATTTATCGAAAAAACTTATCAAGAGTTGGCTGACCACACTAGAGCACATTCTCAAAAGATGAACATGAAAAGAGAATGTATTGCTGACAAAGCCATATGGACGGCCAAGAAGCGGTACATTCTAAATGTCTACATCAATGAGAATGAGGTTTACGATACACCGAAACTCAAGATGATGGGTATCGAGGCGATCAAGTCATCCACACCGACAGCTTGCAGGGATTATATTACTGAGACACTTCGTTTGATAATGGATACAGATGAAGAACAAGTCAAAAAATATATTGCAAAAGTGAAGAGAGAGTACCCGAGCCTTTCCTTTGATGAAGTTGCATTTCCTAGAAGCGTAAACAACGTAAAGAAGTATCGTGATAGGACGACCATATACAAAAAGGGAACACCGATTGCCGTGAGAGGTGCTTTGTTGTATAATAAAACAATCGAAGATCTTGATTTGGGAAAGATTTACGAACCCATAAACGATGGTGACAAGGTAAAGTTTTCCTATCTAAAGATGCCTAATCCTATCAAAGACAATGTGGTTTCATGTCCTTCTGGATTGCCTAGTGAGTTTGATATCGAAAAGTACATCGATTATAAAATTCAGTTTGAGAAAGGCTATCTTAGCCCTATGAAAGCCATCCTTGATGCTATAGGATGGGAACATGAACAAAGAAACACCCTTCCATTCTTATAGGAGTTTGTAATGAGTGATTTTTTCAGAAATCTTGCTGATGAAATTAAGGATATCGATAGTAGCATCTTGGCAGATGGTGAAAATGCTGCTGAGTTTACCGGGTACATTGATACCGGATGCTACATGCTAAATGCTGTTCTCTCGGGAAGCATTTATGGCGGTGTGCCAAACAACAAAGTTACAGCCTTTGCAGGAGAGCCAGCTACCGGAAAGACATTCTTTGTTCTTTCTGCTGTAAGACAGTTTTTGGATGCTAATCCTCAGTCTGGTGTTGTCTACTACGACACAGAAGCGGCAGTAACAAAGCAGATGATGGAAGACCGAGGAATTGACGTTAAAAGAGTGATTTTAGCAGAGCCGGAAACAATTGAATCTTTCCGCACTCACTCGTTGAAGTTTCTCGATAAGTACATGGCTGCAGTAGGAAAAGACGAAGATAGACCACCGATGATGATGGTTCTCGATTCTCTCGGTATGATGTCCACGAACAAAGAAATGCAAGATTCCCATGACGGCAAAGATGTTCGAGACATGACAAAGGCACAGGTGATTAAGGGTACGTTCAGAACACTGACCCTAAAGCTTGCCCGTGCTAAGGTTCCTCTTCTGATCACAAACCATATCTATCAGGTAGTTGGCTCTTACGTCCCTACTCAAGACATGGGTGGTGGTTCAGGTTTGAAGTATGCTGCTTCTACAATCGCTTTTCTTTCTAAGAAAAAGGTCAAAGAAGGGACCGACATTGTAGGCAACATCATCAAAGTTAAAATGAATAAGTCTAGACTGAGTAAAGAGAATGCTCAAGTGGAGCTTCTTTTGGACTACAAAAACGGTTTGAGTAAATGGCACGGGATGCTGGAGTTTGCTGAGTCCAAAGGTATTGTCGAGAAGTCTGGTGCTAGGTACAAGTTTCCAGAAGAGGTGGCTTCTGTCTTTGCTAAGAATGTTTATCAGAAACCCGAAGAATACTTTACAGAATCAATCATGGAAAAGATTGAAGAAGCTGTTCAGCAGGAGTTTAAGTACGGTCAATGATTGAAGAATTGATCCTAACGAATCTGGCTATGAATGAGAAGTACTCTAGAAGGGTACTTCCTTTCATCGATGTCGAATACTTTAGCTCAAAACACCACAAGATAGCTTTTAAGGTACTGAAGGATCATATTGACAAGTACAACGAACTGCCCTCAAGAAAGTCTCTCTTAGTCGATCTTCAGGATATAGAAAATATATCAGATGATAACTTCAGAAGCATCCAAGATATATTTGAAGGTATGTCTAAAGATGAAGAAGTTGACAATGATTGGCTTGTAGACACGACAGAGAAGTTCTGCCAAGACAAAGCCATCTATAATGCTTTGATGAAGTCGATTGAAATTGTAGATGACAAGGCGGGTGATCTTTCAAAAGGGTCTATTCCAAAAATACTGACAGATGCTTTGTCGGTATCCTTCGACGGAAGCATTGGTCACGACTTCTTTGCTGATTACAAAGAAAGATTTGACTTTTATCATCGGAAAGAAGAACGTATTCCTTTTGATTTGGAATACATGAACATCATCACTAAGGGTGGTTTTCCTAAAAAGTCTCTCAACATATTCCTTGCAGGAACAAACGTAGGTAAGTCTCTGGCTATGTGTCATTGTGCTGCTTCGAATCTTGCTGACGGAAAGAATGTTCTTTACATCACTCTTGAAATGGCAGAAGAGCGTATCTCTGAAAGAATAGATGCCAACCTTCTTGATATTGCAATGGACGAGATTCAGAATCTCAACCAAGAAAAATATTTTTCAAGAATGGAAAGACTTAAAAGCAAGACCTCTGGTAGACTCGTTGTCAAGGAATATCCAACTGCCTCTGCCAATGCAAACCACTTCAGGGTTCTGCTCAATGAACTGAAGATCAAAAAGAACTTCATGCCCGATATCATATACATCGACTACTTAAACATATGCACATCGGCAAGAGTGAAGCCGGGGTCAAATATGAACTCTTATGGATACATCAAAAGTATTGCAGAAGAGTTGAGAGGGTTGTCGGCTGAGTTTGGGCCACCTGTCGTTTCAGCCACACAAACGACTAGATCAGGATTTGTAAGTTCTGATATTGGACTAGAAGACACGTCTGAATCTTTTGGTCTTCCCGCAACAGCAGATTTTATGGTTGCTTTGATACGTACTGATGAACTTGACGAGCTTGGTCAGATCATGGTCAAACAGCTTAAAAACAGGTACGGAGACCCCTCTAAAAATAAAAGGTTTGTCGTAGGGGTGGATATGACAAAAATGAGATTATATGATGTTGATTCGTCAGCACACAACGATGTCATGGATTCTCCCGTCTTCGATAATACCAATACGGCTGAGAAATTTAACATGGATAAATTTAAGGATTTTATGTAGTGAATAAAGTAAGACTTCTTGCAATGACACAACCAGAAGAAAACACTGGTATTCCAGACTCTTCTGGTATTATTGCTTATTGTGCTAGGGTCAGCAATCCTGACAATCAAGACAATTACGAGACAGCACCGAGACTCATTGATTATCTTATCAAAAACGCCCACTGGTCTCCTTTAGAGATGGTCAATCTTGTCTTTGAGATTGATTGTCCAAGAGACATTGCTCGACAGATTTTACGACACAGATCTTTTTCTTATCAAGAATTCTCACAAAGATATGCAGAAGCTACGAAGCTGGGAATGACTACAAGAGAATTTAGACTCCAAGATCACAAGAATCGTCAGAACTCTGTTGAGATGGAAGATGATGAATTGAAACATCAATGGGAAGCTAAACAAAAGCAGATTCAGCATGAAATTACTATGGCTTACAAATGGGCCTTAGAAAATAACATGGCTAAAGAATGTGCAAGAGTCATTCTTCCAGAAGGTATGCAGATGACTCGGATGACAATGAACGGAACTTTGAGATCTTGGCTTCATTATCTTGATCTGAGACAAGCCAATGGAACACAAAAAGAGCATACTGAAATTGCTAATCTGATGAAGCCGATTGTTTGTAGAAAGGTTCCCATCGTATCTAAATGGATAAATAGAACATAGGATAAAAAAATTGGAGTTGTAAATGGCCCTACAAATAAGGAGAGGTTTAGAGTCTGATCGTCTTAGTATCACTCCTGATGTAGGCGAGCCAATCTTTGTAACTGATACTAGAAGATTATATATTGGTGATGGATCGACCAATGGGGGTGTGCTTGTTGGTGATGAACTCACCAACAATTATCTGACGGCATATTTTTCTTCTAATTCATATATTCAAAGTTTGATTATTGGTTTGGGTGATGTAACCAACAGTTACATGCAGTCTTATGTTTCGACAGAACTTGCAAACTTAGTAGACTCTGCTCCAGCCACTCTCGATACATTAAACGAGTTAGCTGCTGCTCTTAACGATGATTCAAACTTCTCCACTACTGTTACAACACAGATTGGTTTAAGAGCTACTAACACTTATGTTAACTCTACCTTTAGCTCCAACAGTTATCTTCAAACACAACTCAATGCTTTAGACGCTTCTACCCTTGATGGTATTGATTCAACTGGATTTGTTTCTAATAACTATTTTGGCGATTTAGGGCTAACCACCAGTGTCGGTGATGTAACAAATAACTATCTCACTGCAATCTTTAGTTCCAACAACTATATCTCTGATATAGTAGATACAAAAGCTACTAATACATATGTAAATTCTACATTTACTTCTAACAATTACGTAGATGGTAGATTTACTTCTAATAACTATATTGGCGCTACATTTAGTTCTAATGGTTATGTCCAATCATATGTCTCTTCCGAGATATCTTCTGTAGTAGGATCAGCACCTGCTGGACTTAATACGTTAGGTGAACTTTCTTCTGCTATTGGTGATGATCCAAGTTTCTCTTCTAATGTGACTAACAGATTTGGTCTTAGAGCAACTAACAC